ACACAGTACAGTCCAATCACCAAGAAATTTATCAATGGTATTGATCCAGATATATATCTGAGTGAGCATGTTCTAAGGGGCGATAGCAGTGATGGTGTTCCTAACGTGTTGTCCCCTGATAATACCTTTGTTGATGGGCTGCGACAGAACCCCCTAAGCAAAAAGAAAATCCAAACTATGGTCGAGGGGGTATTTCCTAATGATGAGGTTAAACGGAATTTCCAGAGGAACAAGAAACTGATTGACCTCAAAGAATCACCACCTGAGTTGTTCATGGAGTGCATTAAGGAATATCAAGAGGCACCAGATGGTGACCGAAGCAAACTACTAAATTATTTTACACAAAAGAGGTTACGCAACCTCGTTGAATCGATAGGAGAATTTTAATGGCAATCGACACATACACACGCAGCTTTGCAGAGATTTTGACACAGGTTTCTAAAATGAAATCAAAGAAGGAAAAGGTAAGTTTTTTGAGGCAGTATCAGACGGATTCACTTCGCATGATTTGCAAGTCATCCTTTGACCCCAAGATTGTTTGGGAACTTCCAGAGGGTGATGTACCATACAGGGAGAATGATGCTCCAGAGGGCACAGAACATACCCTATTGGGTCATGAGACACGCAAGTTGTATCACTTCATTAAGGGTGGTAATCCTTCTCTAAAACAGAACAAACGTGAAATGATGTTTGTCCAGATGCTTGAGGGACTACACAAGGATGAGGCGGAACTATTGGTTGCTGCAAAGGATAAGTCCCTGCATCGTAAGTACAAGGGGCTATCTGATAATGTGGTCAAGGAAGCATTTGATTGGGATGATGATTATGTCCGAATCGAACATGCCCAGTATCCCCAGTCTAAAGGACTAGCCGGCGGGTAACTTTTTTTGAGTTTCCTTTATAATCAATGACTTAGCATGTACGATTTCTATTGACAAACCCTGCTCTATGGTCTATACTAAGGTATAAACTGAGAAAACAAAGGAAGAGACACGATGAACAACGAAATGACCGCCCTGATTGAGAACATCAAAGCAGACTACTCCAACTGGACCACACGGTGTGCTGGTGCCAAGGGTCTAGTCGCCCTGACGGAAATCAACGAGAGGATGATCGCTGAGTTCAACGAGAAAATCACCTACAAGGCTGGTTCCAAGTACATCAAGGTCTTCTCTGAAGGCGGTAGTGTCTGGGGTTTTGTTGTCAACACTGACAACGACAAGAAGTTCAAAAAGGGTGACATTTTGAAAGCCGCTGGTTATGCTGCTCCTGCTCGGAACAAAGCACGGGGAAACATTCTCGAAGGTGGTTACACCATTCGTTGGACCGGCCCCCTTTACCTCTAGGAGATTGATTATGATTAGATTTGTAACTGGTGTTCTCACCATTATCGCAGGGGTTGCTGCTGTTGAAGGCACTGTTCCCCTCGCCACTGGCATTATCATTGCCATTGCGGGTATCCTCATTATGTTATGGGGTTTAGGTGGCATGGCAGAAAGGGGTGATTTGGATGTTGGTTAACGTCACTGGTTCAAACAAAGGTGTTCGTACATTGGTCAGGACTGCTGCTTGGTGGTATGCTGAGAAACTGATGGGTAAACGTCTGATGAGCGGGTTAGGAATTAATATTAAATTGACACGCACCCTTCTCAAAAAACACAATATGGAAGGGTCATCCATCTGGGAAGATGACAGCCGCCGCCCCAAAAATTTCACCATAGAACTTGATAGCACCTGTACTATCCGTAGTATTCTCATCACTCTCGCTCATGAGATGGTTCACATCAAACAATGGGCAAAAGAGGAGATGTATGATTATTACAATACACCAAAAATGGTGCGATTCAAAGGTAAAAGGTTCAATATGGATGATATAAACTATTGGGATTACCCTTGGGAAATTGAGGCATATGGCCGCCAGTTGGGGTTGTTCGTTCGGTTCTGTGAAGATGTAGGAATTGCAGACCGTGAAGATATGAAAGAGGATTGTTAAACGATGGCAAATAGATATCTGTGTAGTGTTCTTGATGAAATGCGAGAATGTACTAAGACTTTGAATTTTTCCTATTTGTTGGGATTGATTGAAGAAGCACAAACTCTTGGTAATCGAATGGAAGCGAAGTTGTATGAGATAAAAGATTTTGAACGTCTCCATGAGGATATTAGAGATTTGAAAAAGAAGAAGAAGTTAGAAGATATGAAAGAGGATTGTTAGATGATTGAAGTTGATTTGGGTAATGTAGTTTGTGAGGAACTTGATTTCTTGAAGCGAGTTGAGCGCACAGGAGATAAGATTAATCTTGTCTTTGAGGGCATGAACGGTAATGAGGTTTTTCTTACTGCCAGCGCAATGCGTGATGGTGATGTGTGGAATGTAAAGGAGATTTATGATGTCTAAGATGAATAACTGGATGATGGAAATCGAAGAGTTCTGTGATGGATATTTCTTTGATGCACCTATTCCGAATGACTTCAGTGTTGATGAGGTGGTTGAGGATGTTGGGATATACTTCAAGAGCAACGAAGCATCTAAGTATGCCAAACAGTATCTCACCACACAAATGGGTGAAATGTGAACGGCCTTGAAGCAGTAATCATTGGATTGATGATTGCAGTCCCCCAACCAAGCATACCTAATAGGCATGCCGAGTGTCTTGCACTCAACATGTATCATGAGGCAAGGGGTCAGGGCATCGCAGGAGAGCTTGCGGTTACCGCTGTCGTATTGAACCGGGTTAATGATAAGAGATACCCTGATACCGTCTGTGAGGTGGTAGAAGAGGGGCCTACACGAGCATCATGGCAAGACCCGAAGGTTAGGTTCCCTATTAAACATAGGTGTCAGTTCAGCTGGTTCTGTGACGGTAAGAGTGACACACCCCGTAATAAGAAGATATATAATAAGATGTTTGATCTTGCAGATGCAATTCTGAGTAATGAAATTTCCTTCCTAGATATCACTGGTGGAGCAACGCATTATCATGCTGACTATGTTCTGCCAGCGTGGGCAAAGACTAAGACGAAGACTGTAGAGATACAGGATCATATTTTTTATCGATGGGAGAAGTGATGACTGATATTGATCATTATTGTAGAGTCTATGATGATTTTCTAGAAGATTCAGACTGTGATGAATATATCGCAAAGTTTGAAGAAACTATAACAGTTGACGCTGAACGACACAGGGAGTTGAGCGTTTGTTATAGAGAAGATGGTTCTATGATATGTGGTCAATGCGATTGCATGAGAACAAATCCTATGGAGTATCCACGTTTCCGTGATTTGAATGTCAGAATCATGGACAAGTGGATGAAGGCTGTAGAACAATACAAAAAAGATTGTGGTATCGATAAGTTTGAGTATCAGTGGCCAAAGAGATATGGTTGGGAAGAACTACGAATAAAAAAGTTTCGAGTAGATTCTACCAAAGGTCATGGTTTAGACCTACATACAGATGTTTACTCGTATGCTCACGCCAAAAGATTTTTGTGCATTATGGTTTATCTAAATGATGACTTTACAGATGGTGAAACTTTCTTTCCTTTGTTGAACACGAAGGTTCAAGCGAAGAAAGGTAGGCTGTTCATCTTCCCCCCATCTTGGAATTATTTACATCAAGGAATACCACCAAATCCCCCATCAGAGAATGGTGCTAAATATTTTATTATGACACATCTTGTTTACGTTGACAAAAAAGAAAATGTAAATGTTGGTGTTGATTTTAGTAGTAGGACTAAGGTTGCTCGTGATGAGGAACATGCGAAGTTAGAAGGGGAGTATGCAAAGTGGCCGACGAAGCTCTAAATTGGTATACCAGAACATATCCTAATTTTCTAGACGATGATCTCTGTGATGCGTATGTACAGATGTTCGAAGAAACATTAGAGAAAGATGCTGAAGAGGTAAAGAACACTAGTATTTGCACCGGGCCCGTTAGGCCCGACGGCCACCAGATTTGTGGTAACTGTAATTGTCAGAGAATGAATCCTATGGGGTTCGATAGGTTTGATCACCTCAACACGTTGTCGATGGGTAAACTTACTAGGGTTATAGATAGATACAAAGAGGACGTTAAATTACATAAGGCACAATGGCCAAACAAATACGGCTGGGAAGAGCTGCGAATGAAAAGATTTCTGTGTGACACAGACGAGCAGTTTGGAGAACATGTTGATGTTCTCTCCAGAGAAGGAGCCAAACGGTTCCTTATCCTCATGGTGTACTTGAACGATGATTTCGATGGTGGTGAAACAGAGTTTCCTGTTTTTGGTGATAAGATAAAACCAGAGAAAGGTAAATTGATTATTTTTCCACCTCTTTGGCAATATATGCACAGAGGTAACCCACCCACTAATGGACATGCGAAGTATTTTATAATGACCTATTTAAATTACATACAATGATAAAGAGATTATTATGGCAGAGGTAATATCACTAACGGACCTGATTGAGTCTAGACTCAAGAAGCAACAAGAGATAGAATATTATCAACAGACATTAAAGCGGTTGACACAGAAGATTGGTGAGTTGGGTAAGGAAGTTAGCATTACCACTCTTATTATTGACATGATTGAATCCGAAAGGGCCTTGACTTTAGATGAGAAAAGGGGTAAAATACTACTATTGAATGATACAAGGAAAGAAGAATGATGAAATATGGTATTGGTAAATTCGAAGAGACTGAACTTGTCAAAGTGCCGGGGTATAATGACATAGAAGATGTCAGAGAATATGTAACAGGTCCAGTTTGGAGAAGGGGCGAAAGATTAAAAAAATGGTTGTTGCCTAAAAGAGATGACATATATGTGATTGCTTATACTTTAAATAAAAATGGTTCGATTGTTCGTATTTTTGGTAATAAGTATGTAGAAAAATGCCCAAAGGGTGATGCTGTATCGGAATCTATTTACTTTAATAGCATTACTCTTAATGCACCCTCTAAAGGAATTTGGAGCTAACCAATGAACATATTCTACCTAGACCGTGATCCTGTTATTGCTGCACAAATGCATTGTGACCGCCATGTGGTTAAGATGATCCTAGAGAGCGCACAGATGCTCTCTACTGCACATCGTGTCCTTGACACTGACTTGTATGCAGATAAGGTTGGTATATACAAATTGGCTCATAAGAACCATCCTAGCACCATTTGGGTTCGTTCCAGTGACGAGCATTACAAGTGGTTATATAATCTTATGTTGTCATTGATGGAAGAGTATACCTATCGGTATGGTAAGCACCATGCGACTGAACGTCTTATTGAACCATTGCGAGTAGTTCCGTTCTTCATTCAGAAGATGGGATTTACTGACCCCCCACAGTGTATGCCTGATTATTGCAAGGGTGATGACACAGTGTTGTCTTATCAAACTTACTATATAGTTGAGAAGTCAGACTTTGCTAGCTGGAAACGCAGAGCATCGCCGGAGTGGTTCAATGGTGAGAGAGAGTTACTGGGATTACATGGGGCGGCGAATGCGTGAGGAAAGATGTCAAACATACGTTTCATCCACTACACTGGATGAATTGTATAGTAGATTAGCGGCATTGGAGTATCGTGTGTCAAATCATGATCAAGATATTAATGCGTTAGATTGGGAAGTTTGTGGAGAAAACTACGAAGGACCGGAACAACTGGAGATGGACGTATAATGCCTACATATACATTTTATAATAGTAAGACTAAAAATCAGTGGGATGACATGATGTCCAATTCTGAACGTGAAATTTATCTCAAAAACAACCCTGAAATAAATCAGGTTCCCGGCGGGTTTATGGTTGTTGGTGACCATATCATGGGCGCAGGTCCAAAGGTTGATGGCGGGTTCACTGAGAACATGCAAAGAATTGCTGGGGCGCATCCCGGCTCTCCTCTTGCAGATCGTTATGGCGGTAGTACACAAACTCATAAAGAAATTAAAACGAGGGACGCAATTAGTAAACATGCAACGAAAGTTGCTCGTGATGGTTTCTCTGCCAATAGAAAGAAAACATTATAATGGCCAGCGTTAAGAAAAACAAAGAGATCAATAACAACAATCTAGTAGCAGTCAAAGCCATCACTGATAATCAGAAGATTGTATTTGACACATTTAAGAAGGGTCAGAACCAGTTCCTATTTGGTGCTGCTGGCACAGGTAAGACATTCTGTGCATTGTTTCTTGCACTGCAAGCAGTGATGGATTTGAAGACCAAATATGAGAAAGTCATATTGGTTCGATCACTTATCCCTACGAGGGAGATTGGTTTCCTGCCGGGAGATGAAGAAGATAAGGCTGCACTGTATCAGGTGCCATATCAGAACATGGTACAGTTTATGTTTGAACAACCAAATGAACAGGCGTTCAGCAATCTGTATGATCGTCTCAAGGGACAGGGTACACTCTACTTCCTATCAACTTCTTTCCTAAGAGGGTTGACATTTGATAACGCAATCATTATAGTAGATGAGTGTCAGAACATGAACTTCCATGAGCTGGATACTATTGTCACCCGTGTTGGTCAAGACTCAAAGATTATGTTCTGTGGTGACTTTGATCAGACTGATTTACAGAGGACAAATGAAAAAAATGGATTACATGACTTCCTCAGAATTCTTGAGGAGATGGAAGAGTTTAACTGTACTGAGTTTACTATCGGTGATATTGTCCGTAGTGG